GCCACCCCCCCTGGGCCCGGGGTTCCGGGCCGCTTGGGGCGGCGCCCTCCCCCCGGCCCCCGCGGCGGAGGAGTAGGCCGTGGCCTGGGAAAACCTCGCCGAGGACCTCGCCGAGGAGTTCGGCGAGTACGCCGAGGCCGACAACAACAGCGAGTTCGTAAAACAACTCTGGGCCGATCGCGTGGAAAAGAAACGACAGCGCGACCGCGAGCGACCGCCGCGGAAGCGGAAGACCGCGGCCGAGAAGCGCGCGGAGCTCGAAGAGGAGAGGCGCGCGGCGCGGCTCCGCACGCAGCGGCGGGCGATGCGGAAGCAGCGCGAGCGCGCCGCCGCCGACCCCGCCCTCGCCGCGCACCTCGCCGATATCCGGCGGCGGTGCGCGGAGGGGAAGCGGGCGCGGCGGGCGGCCGACCCGGAGTTTGATGCCGCGTACCGCGCGGAGCGCGCCCGACAGCGCCGCGAGTGGAAGAAGAAGAACCGCGAGAAGTACCGCGCGCAGCAGCGCCGCTACCACGCGCGGCACCGCGACAGGATCAACGCCCGGACGCGGGCTTGGAAGGCCCTAAAGAAGGGCCTCATCACCGAGGAGACGCCGATGTCGAACACCCCCACCCCGCGCGAAGAGATCGCCCTGGCCGCCTTCCGGATCTTCGAGCGCCTGCTCTCGCTCCTGGTCGGCGCCGAGCCGGCGCCCGCGGCGAAGGTCGTCAACATCAACACGGCGCCGCCGCCGCTGAAGGCGGCGCCCCGACCCGCGCCCGCGGCGAAGCGGTCGGCGCCAGAGAAGGGCGCCGGCGGGCGCTTCACGCCGGCGCCGGCGACGGGCGACGCCGAGAAGGCCGGCCGGGTGATCAAGGTCGTCGCCGCGCACTACAACCTCTCCGAGAAGAAGCTCCTCGGGAAGAGCGGCGGCAAGGCGGCCGAGCTGCCGCGGTACGTGCTCTGGTGGCTGCTCGCCGAGGTCGCGGGCTACGCCATCGCCCAGATGTGCGAGATCGTCGCGCACACCCGCGAGGCGGTGCGGAACGGGCTGAAGAAGATCGAGGCGCGGCGCAAGGCCGAGCCGGAGTTCGCGGCCCTCCTACAGAACCTCCGCGCCGCCGCCGACAGCGAGTAACCCGCCATGCCGCTCTTCCCCGCCGTCTTCTATGTCGTCGAGCTCGGCGCGGGCGACAAGCGGAAGACGCTCCTGGTCGTCGACGACCGCGAGCTCAAGGCGATCCCGAAGAAGAAGCGCGCCGTCATCTCGCCGGAGCCCCATCGCTCGTGCGCCGAGGCGCAGGAGTTCTTGGCGGGCTACGCGGGGCTGCTCGGCCTCGAAGACCCCGGGAAGTCGCCGCGCCGGCCGCCGAAGGACGAAGACGAGGAGCACGCGATCAGCATCGTCCTCGCGCGGCCCTGGTCGGGCTACTGGAAGCCCGACGAGTTCGGCGAGTCTCTCGCGCGCCAATACGAGCGCGGCGGCGTACTCACCGGCGCGCAATGGCGCTGTGTGGTTCAGCTCGCGGTGCGCTATCTCCAGGGCCCGCCGTGGCCCGGCCACAGAAAGTAAGCCGATGACGACGAAGAAGCGCGCGGCGGCGCCGGTCCCGAGCGACTGCGCGGAGTGGCTCGAAATCTTGCTCCGGGCCGTCTATGTGGCGCGCCTGGGCCGCGGGACGCCAACGCTAGAGGAGTTCCGGGCGATGAACCGCGCCCGCGACGCGCTGAAGCGCCGATGGGAGCAGGATATCGCCGCCTTCCTCCGCGGCGAGGCGCCGGGGGCGGAAGCGGCCGAGGCGGCGCGCCAGACCGCGCGCCGGCGGAGCCCCGCCGCGGGGCGGGCCCGCCCCCGCCCCGAGGCCTACGACGCCGCCCGCCAGGCCGCCGAGGACTTCCGGCGGGCCGCGCAGGGCGCCCGCCGCTCCGCGGCCGAGAGCCCGCGGGTGATGCCCTGGCGCATCACCGAGGCGCTTCGCACGCTGGGGCTCTCCGACGCCGCCGGCCCGGATGAGATGATGGCGGCCTACCGGCGCCTGGCCCGGCAGTATCACCCCGACATCAACAAGAGCCCCGGCGCCGAAGAGAAGATGAAGGCCGTCAACGCCGCGATGGCGACGCTCAAGAAGCACTTCGAGGAAGCCCGCCTCTAATAAGGACCCTGAACACTTCGGGGGTAGTCATAACAGGTCCCGATCGCGGGACCTGCTTTTCTGTCTAGGCAGCCGCGGGGGCGATCTCGTAAATCAGAGATCGTGGCCGGATAAGCCGGTCACGATCGAAGGCGGGTGCTCGGCGTCGGGGCGGCGCCGCGGTACCTCAGCCGCTGGGGGGGAGTGCGCGCGCCGTTGGGGCGGCGTGCGCGCTCCTGGCCCCCCAGCCGCCGAGTGCCCGCCGGCCCTGGGAAGGAACAGGAGGCGAGATGCACTCTAACGCGACCCGACCCCCCCGTAAAGGCTGGCTCTCCGTCCAGGCGCCGCCGGCGCCACCGCCGCCGAGGCGGCTGCCGCTCGCCGCCCCGCCCTCGCGGGAGCGGATCCTGAACGAGCTCCGGCTCGAAGAGATGGAGAAGGCGCCGGTCCTGCGGAAGCACCGCCTCGCGCACCCGCTCGCCGAGGCCCTGGCGCGGCTCCCCGCGGCGCTCGCGGATCTGCACGCCGCGCTCGCCGAGCCGGTCGTGCGCGCCTGGGCCTACACCGAATGTACCCCGCGCGAGATCTGCTTCGAGGGCGTGCGGGGCATCCCGATCCTCGACCGCTACACCACGACCCCCGACCAGACCGAGCGGGCCGGGAGCTTCGGGGGCTTCCGGGTCTACCTCCTGGCGATCGGCGAGTACATCCTGGTCGACCGCACCGGGCAGTGGGACGTCGACCCGCCGGAGCTCGGGCACTGGGTCGCGGACTTCCGGGCGGCGAGCTCGCTGGAGATCTTCCACGCCGCCGGCGGCGAGGACGGCGCCCGCGCGCTCTTCGCGGAGCTCGGCGCGCGGCTCCAGCGGCACGCCGCCCGCCGACCCGACGATGACTCGGCGCGGCCGGCCGAGCGCGTCGCCGCCTGGGCGGTGCGCCTCAGCGCCGGGCACGCCGCCACGTTGTAGGGGGCGGCGGTGTCCGCGGCGGGTCACCACGATTCGGAGCTCGCGCGGCTACTCGACGACCTCGCCCAACGCGGGGCCCGCGTGACGCCGGAGGGGTGGTACGCCGTGCTCGATGTGATCGCCAAGCTGAAGAGCCGGCACAGCTCGGTAGGCTGGCAGCGGCTCAGGAAGAAGTACCCCGACCTCGCGTCGAAGGTACGGCTTCACCAGTTCCCGGGCCCGCGGCAGCGGCCGACGCCGGTGATCGCGCCGGCGGATGTGCGGTACCTGGTGCTCGCGATCACGAGCAAGGTGCGGGCGGCGCGGAAGCCCGAGGAGAAGCCGAAGCCGCCGCTCCTCGCGCTGCTCGCGTGCCGGCACGAGGCGCTCGTGCCCGACGACGCGAGCGCGCGGGAGGGCCCCTACCCGGCGCCCTACGGGTGGCGGTGGCACCATCGGGCCGACGTCCTCGTGCCGATCCGCGCCGAGCACCAGACGCTGAGCTACGCGCGGAAGCTCCGGGCCTTCGGGAGCACGGTGCCCGAGATCATCCGGCAGCTCGAGCGCGACGGCATCACGCCGCGGGGCGGCGGGGCCTGGGGCGAAGAGGAGCTCTTCGACCTCCTGGAGTACGACCACGCGCCCCACTGGAAGGCGTGGGAGACCTTCGCCGGGTAGGCTACAGGTCGAAGAGCTCGACCGCGAGCCGGTACTTGCCGGCCTCGACGGCGATGACCTCGACCGAGACCGCCTGGCGCGCGTCGACGAAGATCGTCACCCAGGCGCAGGGACCGATGCCGAGCTGCTCGTCGCTGGTGATGAGCGTGCCGTCGAGCTCGCGCACCGCGATATCGGTGTCGGTGTCGCAACCCGAGGCCCCCCCGAAGGTCTGGACGCTCAGCTCGCGCCCCTCCGGGCTGGTGTTCACTACGGTGAACACGTCGGCGTCGCCCTCGGCGAGCTCCCCGCACACGACCAGGTCGCCGGTGATCCGCGCGACGTCGGCCGTCGTCTCGGCGGCCGGGGTACAGGTCTCGACGGCGGGGGTCGGCACGCCGGCGGCGTAGCCGGGCAGCCCGGGGGCGCAGGCGGCGAGGAGCAGGGCGAAGGCGGCGTAGCGCGTCATGGGGTGTCCCTCCTGGTGATCACTGCTGACGCCGCACCCCCACGCTTATTGGTTGTAACATTCTTAATGCCGTAAACTGATATCAGATCAAGGCCATACACCAGGCCCGCATCTTTTTTCGTCACCTCTATCTAAATTTTGTTGACAAAATTTATAGTAGGTCCTATATTTATTTCAACAACGGAGGCGAACATGAAGAGCGCGGCCGAGACGAAGAAGGCGACCTGGAATCACGCGGCGACCTGCTACTGCTGCGACGCCCCGGCGAAGGGCCTGGCTTGGCAGTGGGTGGGCGGGAAGCCGGAGGGGCGGATCGCCTGCGCCCGGCACGCCTGGGAGAAGAAGAACTGGCCGGCGGAGCGGTAGGAGGCGCGTGGGGGGGGCTCCGGCCCCCCTCTTTTTTATGGAGGGTGTATGCCCCGCGGCATCCCGAAGCGCGGCTACCGCGCCCCCGGCGCCGGTCGGCCGAAGAGCGACGCGCCGACGAAGGTGATCTCGGTGCGCGTGCCTGCCGAGGTCGCCGATTTCTGGAAGGAGCGCGGCGCCGAGCTACGCGAGATGCTCATCGCCCGCGCGCGCCAGGGGCGCTAGGCAGGGAGCGTCTGCCTGTAGGCGGCGACCGCCCGCCGGAGCCACCCGAGCAAGAAGACCATCTGCGTCGGGTCCGCCGCGACGATCCCGGCGAACTTCTCCAGGCGGGCGGTGAGCAGCGCGAGGTTGAAGTCCCGGTCGCCCATCCCTGCGACCGCCGCCGCGGTCTTCGGCCCGAGCTTGCCGTCGACCACGGCCCCGGCCGCCCGCTGCACGAGCTTCACCCCGCCCGAGACGCCGTGCAGCACCGTGCAGTCGTAGCTCTGCGCCTGCGCCCACTCGGGGAGTAGGGACAGCCGCGGCGCCTCGAAGTAGCCGGCGCGGTAGATCTCGACCGCGGTCTCCCGGGAGAGGGCGCGCACGTCGGCCTTAGAGGCCGGGCGCCCGAGGTACTTCGAGAGCGTCGCCTGCGTGATCCCGAGATTGGTCGGGCCGCCCTTGTCGGCGCTGTGGTCGACGTAGCCCCCCTCCCATGCGAGGGTCGCGGCGATAAACTGGTCGACGCGGTCGTCGCTCATTGGTCGAACATGCCTTTCACCCCGGAGAGCTGGTACTCGGCGAGGGGAAGCGCCTTATACACCGAGTAGAGGAGGTCGACGGTCTCCGCGGTCTTCAGGCTCGAGCTCGAGTCGTCGCGCGGCAAGAGCTCGCAGATCACCCGCGGCGGCTTCGCCCCGTCGACGAGGGAGACCCGGATCACCGGCCGCCCCTGGTAGATGCGGAAGCTCAGGGTCTGCACGTCGGCCTCCTCTCGCCTGGCGGCGTTGCAGGCGGCTACTCCGCCGGGTCGCCCGCCTCCTGTAGCGCCTCGATCTCCGCGGTCGTCAGGAGCTCCTCGGGCTTCGGCAGCGGGGTGGCGACGACCGCCCGGAACGCCGCGCTCGCCTCGCCGTGCTCGTCGGTCGCGGCGTTCACCTTGGCGATGCTGCTCCTGAGCGCCGCCAGCGGAGATGCCTTCTGCCTCATGATCTCCTCCTCCGTTCCAGGTAGTCGCGGGTCTGCGCGTTGATCTCGGCGCTCTCCTTCAACGCGATGGTGCTCTCTTGGAGCGCCGCGGCGACACGTTCGTTTGACGCGCTCTGCGCCTTTGAAAGTTCTAACAGGTCGGCGTCGCGTTTCTCCAGCTTCCGATAAAGCGTCGCGATGACGTAGGCCTCGACGAGGATGATGATCCCCAGGATCCCTTGCTTGAGCAGCTCGGCGGTGAAGGTCGCTTCCAACGGGGGCCTCCTCTCCTAAAAGCCCGGCGCGGGGCCGGCAGAAATCCACTGGCAGCGCGCCGCCGAGACCGAGGCGCCGGCGCTGTCGCGCAGGACGAACCCCACCTCGAGCACGAGATCGCGCGTCTCGACGGGCTCGGTCTCGATGTAGATCGCCTGCGTCACCCGGTAGAGGCTGTCCGAGCGCATCCCCTGCGGCTGGTCGGAGAGCAGCGCGGCGGTCGTCCAGTGGCCGGCGCGGCCGAGCGCCCGCCGCAGCAGGTTCCCCTGCCAGGCGTCGCCGTCCTCGGGGTCGACCTCGACGCCGAGGAAGCCCGACGAGCGCCCGCCGCTCGGGTTGTCGCCGGCGATCATGTTCGTCGAGATATCGAAGGAGGCCGAGAACACCGCGTCCTGGGTGATCTGGAGCGCCCGCGCGTAGACGGTGAGCCTCCCGATCTGCGAGCTCGTCTCGGGCCGGAGGGCCGCGCGGACCTCGAACCGCCGGAGGCCCTTCGCGTTCGGCACCCGGAGCGTGAACTTCGTCGAGCTCGACGCGCTGCCGCCGCCCGACGGGTCAATCTTCTCGCCCTTGACCATCGCCGCGGTGACGTTGCCCGAGACGTCGTCGCCGAGGTCGTTCGGGAAGAAGCCCGCGGCGTAGAGCCCGGGCACGATCGCGCCGTCGCTCTCCGACTTGCCGGTGTGGCCGTGGATGTAGCGACCGACGACCTTGCGCCAGGGGCTGCCCTTGTCCTCAAGCGGGCCGAGGCCCGGGAGCAGGAGCAGCCCGGGGACCTTACCCAGGGCGCCGTAGATGAGCCCCGTCAGCGCCGCCCGGAGCTTGTTTATGAGCTGCTCGGCGACGAACTGCCCCGCCTGCACCTCGACGACGCCGACCGGCCCGGGGGGCATCCCCATCGACAGCGGGGGCGGCGTCCCCTGCGGGGCGGTGAGCCACTGCCCGAGGGCGCCGAGCAGGCGGTAGCCCGACGCCGCCGGCGGGTTCGAGCCCTGCCAGACGAGGAGCTCCAGCCAGCGGTTGCCGTTCGGGGCGCCGAGCGCGGCGAGGGGGCTCATCGTGAGGCGGATATCCTGGTAGTCGTTCGCCCCGGTCGCGGTCAGGGTGCCGCCCGAGGGGAGGCCCGCGCCGGGGCCGGCGCCGGCTCGCGCGAAGGGACGCAGCTCCGCCTGCAACGACACCTGCCGCGTGCCGGCGCCGGGGAGGTGAACCGCCAGCCGTATCGCGCAGGCGTTGACCCCGCCGGGCAGGAGCACCCCGACGTGCGCGACGAGCTTCGGCGTCGCGACGAGCGAGACGCCGCCCTGGGGCGGGCCGAGCGGGATCCCCTGCACGGGGGACGCGCCAGACCCGGGGCGCACGTAGGCGCCGATCGTCACCGACCAGAGCGCGCGGAGGAGATTCAGCCCGCCGCGGGCGCCGTGATCGTGCTCCAGGCCGGTGTCCCGCGTGCCGTAGATGGCGAGCCGTAGCGCCGCCTCGGCCGCGACCCAGAGCTGATGCAGGCGGTCCTGTTTGACCTTGACCGACGGCTCGGCCTGGGCGTCCGTGAAGTCTGTCAGCGTCGCCATCTACAGCCCCTGCCTGAGCGCGAAGGTCAGCTCGTGCAGCCGCCCGACGTGCCCCGCCGTGAGCACGTAGCCGCTGACGCGGCACCAGGCGACCTTTAAGCCGTCGACCGCGGCGAGCGCCGAGAGGTTGACCGGCGCGAGCTCGCGCCAGACGTTCTGCACCGACTGCGCGGTGTGCCCGAAGAGCTCGCCCTCGACGGGCGTCGCGCTGTTCAGCGACCCCGCGGGGTACCAGCGGAGCCGGAGCGCCAGGCTATCGGTGGCGCCGGCGACGCCGATGCGGGCCTTCGGGTAGACGAGGCTCGCCCCCGCGGGCATCGCGACCGCGTACCAGAGGAGATCCGTCTCGGCGGTCTGGTCGATGAGCACCGCGCCGCCGTGGGTGCTGAGCCCCTCCGAATACCAGGGCACCGCGGTACCGATCGGCCACCAGGCGAGCGCGGCGGCCTGGTCCTGCTCGTGCTTATGCCCCGCGGCGATCTCGACCGCGCCGACCTCTTCGAGCTCGACGCCGAGCAGCGACCGCGCGAGCGCGCGCACCGTCTCGCGCCCGAAGTAGTAGACGAGCGACGAGAAGATCGAGTTGCCGTGGGCGAGGTAGGGCGGCAGCGTGCGCACCGCCTTGTCGGTGAGCCGCTCCGGGGCGAGCTGGAAGGGCCGCTGCCGTATCACCGTTTAGAGCTCCGAGATCCGCGCGCCGTAGTCGATCTTCGGGGTGCCCGCGGCGTCGGGCACGTAGCTCGCGCAGATGAAGCACTCCTGGCTGTCTAGGAGCACCGGCGCGCCGTTCCCCAGGAGCTCGTTCATCGGGCCCTGCTTGTTGACCGCGTCGGCGCCGAGCACGCAGAGCGGCTTCGCCAGGAGCAGCGCCGCGGTGCCGCCGCCCCACGACACCGAGAGCTGGATCGAGGTCAAGGACAGGATGCCGGTGTCGCCGCTCTGGAGCTCTATCAGGTCCTGGTCGTGCCCGATCTGGCCCTGCACCGCCGAGGCGAGCAGCGTCGCCGTCGCGGTGCGGTTCGTCGTGCCGTCGGTGCGGGTGTACTTAATCGTCGCCGTCGGCGTCGCCGCGCCGACGGCGGTCTTCACCAGGATGAAGGGGAGGAGCCCCTCGCCGTTCGTCCACCGCGGCAGTGAGAACGAGCTGACGTTCTGCAGCGAGGTGCTCGTCGTCGTGAAGTTCACGTAGCCCACGACGTCGAGCAGCCGCACCGTCGGAACCAGGACGGTGCGACAGCGGGTCCAGGCGCGCTGGATGATGAGCTTGCGCGGCGAGACCGGCGCCTTGAGGTTCAGCGCGCCGCCGTGCGTCGGGGCGCCCCCCGCCTTGATCTGCGTCCAGGTACCGGCGGCGGCGCCAAGCGCCCCCGACTTCCTCTCTAAGAGGTTCCACCAGCCGCCGCCGGCGCCCGCGTTCCAGCCGGTGAAGGCCTGCGCGACCTCCTGCCCGAGGCCGGCGAGCTCGTTCGAGAAGCTGTCTTCGAGGGTCGGCATCGGGTCTCCTTACGCGGCGATCGTGGTGAACTGCCCCCCGTAGGGGCGGCCCGTCGTCGGCGACCCCTCGCCCGGCGCCACGACGGCGAAGCCGTTCGCCTGCGCGTCGTCGGGCGCGATGTCCACGCCGCCGATGTTGAAGTTCGACAACCGGAGGTCGGCCATCTCGACGTAGCTCGCGCCCTCGACGATATCGTTCGGGCTTACGCCGCCCCGCGACCACGCGAGATCGATGTCGACCTCCAGGAAGTTCGCGCCGCTCCCGGCCTCGCGCGAGCAGCCCCTGACGACGCCGTAGAACTCGAGCATCCCCTGGCGCTCGAGCGGCCCCGGCGGGTTGTGCGCGTCCTCGACGAGGATCCGGCAGAAGCCGAAGTTGTCCGCGAGGATCTGATAGATGTCGGTCGGGGTGCCCGTGATATCGAACTCCGGCCCCACTCCTAAGGCGGCGACGAGGAGGCGTAGCGTCGTGCCGTTACTCGCGAGCTCGGCGCGCTCGATGAGGAGCGACAGGCCGACCGTGCCCTCGTAGCTCGACAGGTCGTTCAGGATATCTTCGATGACGTAGATAAACTGGTCGCCCCGCCAGAAGACGAGGTCGAGCCCGACGACCAACATGCGCTTGCCGGTGACCCCGCGCCCCGCCGCGGTCGGGATACTCGCGTCGGTCCAGGCGACCAGGTCGCCGACGTCCAGGTTACCGTTGGGGACCTTCGTCTTGATCTTGTAGACCGGCGGCGCGCCGCGGTGGAGGAGAAAGCGCACCTGGAGGAAGCGCCCGAGCGGGCCATTGAGGAGCTGCCCGGGGGTCGGCGCGCCGCCCGGCTGCCAGGTCCGAATCTCCACCGCCTCGCCGAGCTCGTCGGACTGGAAGCCCCAGGCGAAGGGCTCGACGACCCACCGCGGCTCGAGCGAGAGCGGCTTCGCGCCCCCGACGATCTTCAGCGACCGCACCGGCGCGAGGCGCTGGCCCGTGTTGACGAGCTCGCCCTTGCCCACGACCTGCTTTAGCGGCGTCGGCGCGGCGGCCTGGATGGGCGCGGCGATCTGCCGGAAGGTGTAGCCGCTGGCGACCTGCGCCGCCATCAGGTTGTAGAGCGAGCACACCCGGGTCAGCTCGGCGCCGACGTCGAAGCCGTCCCACTCGAAGCAGATATCCTCGGTGTGGGTTAGGAGCGCGTCGAGCTCGAGCAGGCTCTTGGTGCGAGGATCGACCGCGAGGGGCGAGCCCGGCGCCGAGCCCATCGACAGCATCGCGCGGGAGAATCCCGGGCACAGGTCGCCGGGGATGAGGTCGTAATCCGCGTCGGCGGTGCCCCCGCCGTGCCGCGAGAGGAGCAGCGTCAGGATCCATTGCACCGGCCGGAAGCCGCGCGCCCACGACCTCATCTTGAAGGTCGGGCGCTCCTCGCCCTGGTCGACGCGAATCGGGTCGGCCGCGAGGTCCGACCAGCCCGCGTTGTACTTCAGCGGCCGGCGCGGCACGAGCTGCAAGGTCGGGTTAGCGACCGGCGGGAAGGCCGGGTACTCGACGGGGTTGTCGTTGATCTTGCCGGCCTTGCCGTCGTCCTGTACGTAGTCGACGAGATCACCGTCGACGTAGGTCAGCTCCTGCTGCACCGAGGTGTTCCAGCCGAAGCCGCCGCCGATGGCGTTCTCGGCGTAGCCGACCTCGGTCACCTGGTAGACCCAGGAGTAGCCCCCGACCTCGAGCACGAACTCGTGCCCCAGGCGCGGCCCCGAGAAGCCCGGCGGCACGTAGAACAGGCGGTTGTTGAAGTCGAACACCGCGGTCTGGTCGACCGTGCCGCTGTCGGGGTAGCGGAGGCGCCGCGAGAGGCGGCGGTCGGCCTCCTCGGGCGTGAGCCACACCCGGACCTTGGTCGCCTGCCCGGGCGTTGCCGGCGAGCCGGCCGGCCCCGGCCCCACGCCCGTGAAGGGCAGCGGCGCGTTGCCGAAGTTCACCCCGCGCTCGAGCACCTGCACCGCGAACGACAGCGGCCCCGACCCGCGGCCCTTGTTCGTCTTTTTTACGGCGGTCCCGAGATCCCTGGTGCTCACCTCCCAGAGGTTCCCCCGCGGGATGGGGCGGCCATCGGTCTTGCGGTAGAAGGAGCGCACGACCTCGACGGCGTCGGCGCCGTCCATCCGGAGGTAATGCACCTCGGCGTCGAAGCTGTACCTGTCGAAGTCGGGGCGGTTCGTCGCCACCAGGCAGAACTCGGCGCCCGTCGAGCCGATGGGGTAGCTCGTGCCTATCGCGTGCTCGCGGGCGCGGCTCCCGAGCACGCCGCGGGTGACCGTCACTTCCCAGAGCTCGACGCCGAGCGGCGTCACCGCGTTGACCTGGACCGCCTCCTCTTCGATCCAGAGGATATCGTTGACGGCCGGCTGTGGCCCGACGAGCTGGAAGGTCGTCGCGCCCTGGGCGAGGAACGCGACCGAGGTGCGCACCGACCAATACGCCGTCGAGAGCTGCGCGGGGTCGGGGGCGAAGAGCGGCCCGAGCTCGCGCCAGGAGAAGACCGAGACCCCGGCGGGGCGCCGCTCGTCGACGAGCTTAACCTTGAGGACGCCGCCCGCGGCGACCGGCTCGCGCAACGAGACCTGAGAGACGAAGCCGTCGACGCCGTCCTCGGCGAGCTTCACCCGCCGGCGCCTGGTCGCCGCGGCGAGGTTCGCGGGGGCGCCGCCGGGGACGCTGGAGATATCGCCCGAGCACCAGGCGACCGGGGCGGTCGCGGTCGGGGCCTCGGGGTCGGGGCACCCCGCGATGATGAGCGCGATGTTATAGCGCGCTTCCACGGCCTACCCCCTCTCCTCGCCGAGGTAACGGCCGCCGCCGTTGCGTTGGTAGATGCGGGCGATCTCGTGATGCCTCCCGGCGAGCGCCATCGCCTCGCGGTCGCTCAGGGAGCCGAAGGGCACGCCGTTGATGTTCACGATGAGCGGCGGCAGCGACTGCGTCTCGAAGGGCCGGCCGCCCCCCGTCGAGCCGCTGAAGCTGTTGCCGTCGCGGTCGCGCCCGCCGCCACCAGCGGCGATGTCGTCGCCCGCCCGGATGCCCGCGGCGCGGCCGGCCAGGGCGGCGACGCCGCCCATCGCGAGGCCGGTCCCGATCGCCGCGAGGGAGGCGCCGGCAAGCCCCGCGGCGTTGCCCTGGAGCCCCGGGATAAACGTCATGATGCCGGCCTGGGCAAGCCCCGAGGCACCCTTGCCGATGAGCGCCGTACCCTCCTCCCGCAAGAGGCGCACGGTGAACTCGCCGAGGCCCTTGGCGCTGACCTTGCTGCCGTTCTGCAGCGCGTCGAAGAGCGCGTCGACGCCGCGGGCCGCGACCCGGCCGAAGGCGTCGCCGACCATCATCCCCGCCTCGGCGAGCCGGGAGAGGATCGGGTGCGCCGTTGACCAGAGCTGATGGATCTGCTCGTTGGTCAGGGCCGCGCCTGCGCTGATCGTCCTCTGCGCCTGCTCCCAGGCGGCGTCAAACTCAAGGCTAAGCAGCCGCTGGCGGGTCGCGGCCTGATCGATCGCCACCGCCGCGCCGTCGATGGCGTCGCCCGCCGCCGCCGCCGAGTCCGCCATCTTCCCGAGCACCGAGAGGAAGGGCGCGGCGGCGCTCGCGGCGGCGCGTTGCGCCGCCGCCAACTCCTTGACGCCTTCCTTGCCCGCGGAGAGCTTGCGTAGGCTCTCGTCGTCAATCCCGAAGCGGCGCTTGAAGTCCTCCTCCTGGAAGTCGTGCAGCCGCGACTCGAGGCGCCGGATCGCCTCGTTGTATTCGGTGATCGTCACCTCGGCGGCGCGGATCTTGTAGAGGTCCTTCTCGTCGGCGAGGGACTGGATGAGGAGGTTGCGGTTGGTATAGAGCGTATCGATATCGTCGATGAGCTCTTCGATGGCGCGCGAGAAGCCGTAGGCCGAGCGCGGGAAGTCGGCGAGACGGCCGAGGAGCGCGTCGGCCTCGGCGACCAGCGGGTTCCTCTGCTGGTTCACCCCGCGCACCGCGTCGCGGTAGCGGTCGATGGCGTCGCCTATAGCCGTGATCCGCGCCGGGAGCTCCCGGATATCGCCGACGCTGGTGGTGAGGAGCTTCTCGGCGGCGGCGAAGAGCGCCGCCGAGGAGAGGCGCTCGCCGATCTGAACCAGCCGCTGGTATTCGATCACGACGTCGGAGATCTTCGCCTCGAAAGAGTTGGCGGCCTCCTCGCTCTCCGACCAGAACTTCACCGCCGAGGCGGTCGCGCCGACGAGCGCGCCCGCGATGCCGCCGATGATGCCGCCGATGGGGCCGAAGGCGCTTCCGACCTGGAAGCCCGCGGTGCCGAGATCGATGGACAGGCCGACCGCGTCGCCGATCTTATCGCCGGTCTCGCCGAAGGCCTTGCCGAGGTTGTTCGCGGCCTTCTCGACACCCTGGAGCGCCTTGCCCGCGCGGTCGAGCAAGAAGGCCTTGTCCAACCGCTTCCCGAGCTCGTCGAACCCCTTCTGCGCGACCTGCGTATCGGCCCTGACCTTGATAACAACCGGCACGGCCTACCCCCTCTCGACAAGGATGGCGCCCGCGTCGAGGTGCGGCGCGGCCTCTTGCTCGACCTCGGCGAGGTGTTGCGCATCGAGCTCCCGCGCGAGCGGGAAGCGCTCCAGGAGTATCTCGGCGTAAGGCATCCGGAAAGTGAGCTCGGCCTCGGTGTCGCCGAGGGCACGGATATCGACCTCGGACCAGAAGTCCCCCGACCGCCGGAGCGTGGCGGGGCTGCCGTCGGCCTTCCGCCCGACCCGCCCGGCCCGCGCCTGGCGCTCCAGCGCCGCGCGCACGAGGGCGCCGACGATCTCCATCGTCTCGGGCTTGAAGCGCAGCTCGAACGCTGGGATCTCGACGTCGACGTGCAGCCTAAACACCGGGCCTCCTTAGGGGCTCGCGAAGCCCGGGTTAGAGTCGAACTTCCCCGCGAAGGCCATCGTAAAGAGCGGGGTGCGCGCCGCCCGCTCGTGCCCGATCTTCCAGGCGCCCTGTTTGTTGGGCGCGTAGGCCTTGCCCATCCAGCTCGTCTGACCGCTCGCCTCGATGGGGTCGTAGAACATCAGCCGCCGCGTGCGCCGCCAATGCAGCGTCAGCGCGTGCAGCTCCGAGACGATCGAGATCTCCGTGCCCGCGGCCGGCGTGCCGAGCGAGAGCGGCAGCCGCTCCAGGAGCTCGAAGGTATCGCCGGTCACCCGCCGGAAGCGCGCGGGGTAGAGCGTGCGGCCGATCCGCAGATACTGCGGCGTCGCGAGGTTGTCGGTCCTCTTATAGGTCCCGACCATCCCGTACAGCCGGGCCTCGTTGATGCTCTGCAAGTTGAGGATCGAGCGGTTGGCGCCGAAGCTCAGGAAGGTGCCGACCCGGACGGCCGGGCCGGTGATGCGCCTGTCCTGCGCGACGATCTCCCAATCGCGCGCGAAGGTGCTCTCGCCGAACTCGTAGTAAGAAACTCCGCCCCCGGTGATCGTATCGGCGAAGGCCGCGGCGACTTCCTCATAATCGCCGCTGTCGCGAAGCGACGCCCGGCAGCAGTAAGCCCACCAGGGCTGGAAGCGCGCGTCGGCGTCTAGCACGCCGGCGACCGCGTTGATCACGCGGATGCTGCCACCCGTCTCATCCGCCCGTGCCAGGCCGAAGAGCGAGCCCCAAGCCTGGTCAACCTTAAGGGACTTGATGACGACGGGCCCCGACGCGGTCGCGGCGCCGGCGAGACTGCCGATGTGGAGGTGCGGCAGCGTGGTACCGACACCGGCGATAAGGTTCGCGTCGGGGATCCCGAGGCTCACGTCGATGTTGTTGACCGAGCTCGGGTCTACCGTGATCGAGACGTGAGCGCTCAGGCGGTCGAAGAGCCACTGCGCGAGCTTCTGGGCGCCGTGGGCCATCCAGCCATGCGGCGAATACGTGCCCGCGGTGAGACTCGGCAGCGTGCCGGACAGGGTGATATCGGGGCCGACGTTGTCGGTAACCACCACCTCGAGCGCGGTCATCGTCTGCGCCGAGTCGAGCGGAACCGCGGTCCCGAGGAAAAGGCGGGGGTTACCCATGATTCAGCCCCCGCGCGTCGATCTCGCGCTTGGTCGCGATACGGACGACGCGGGCGGCCGCGCGCTCGACCTCCGCGGCGAAGCGCCGCTTGACGCCCTGGTACGCCGCCCACAGCCAGGGGAGCCGCGGCGGCAGCTCGGCCGGGGTCCCGCCGAGGTAGCCCAGCCCCCCCGCGGCCTCCCAAATCCCGAGCTCCGCGATCGCCTGGGCGAGCACCGGCTCGCGCACCCGGAGCGCGGCGGGGCAGGTCCGCACCTTGTCGTGTGCGTCGTCGCCGGTGTCGTCGATGCGCAGCCAGTTCGGGGCGGGTCGCTCCCGCCCGGGCAGGCCGCACCCGCGCTCGTCCTGCTCGTCGCACCCCTCGCACCGCCAGTGCGCGAGGCCGAGAGTATCGGTCTCGCGGTACTGGCGCTCGCCTGCGGCGACCTCGCCCCGCTGCGTGAGGCGGTATAACGCGGCGATGCACTGCAACAGCGTCAGCTCCCCGGGGTGTTCAGCGAGCCGGGGCTCGCCGGCGCTAAAGGGTCGGCGGCGGCCTCCTCCGCGGAGATCTCGGCGAGCGCCGCATTCACCTCGCCGAGCGTCTTCTCGAGCGCGGCGCGGCGCTCTTCGAGCACCTCGCGGGGCGCGCGCCGGCGCGCCTGCTCGTAGAGCTCCGCGGCGGTGAGCACCTGACCGCTCTGTAGCCGGTGGATGGTCCCCACCAGGATATCGAGGAACCCGGGCGCGCACCGCTCGTAGAACTGCACCGTCTGGGGCGAGGCGCCGATACGGGGCTCGCTGTCTCTCTTCAGGCGCCAGGCCTCGCCCTTAAACTCGACCAGGAGGAAGCCGGCCGAGATCGCCGCGGCGATCTGCTCTTCCGAGAGGCCAAGCGCCGCGAGGGAGCGGCGGAGGCCTTCGGCGTCCTCGCCCGCCTCCACCTCGACGCGGAAGCTCTCGGGGTCGTGCCCGGTGACACCGCGCGCGACGATCTCGCGCTCGATGTCGCGCCGCCGCTCGTGCGCCTCGGCGATGGCCTCGGCGTATTCCTCCCCGAGGAGCAGCTCGACGAGCCCCGCGTCGGGACCCGTGTGCAACGCGGCGAGCTCGCCGCGGCGCTTATCGCGCGCGCGGGTGACGTCGCGCCAGGATGCGACGCGGGCGCCGTAGAGCGCGAGCAGACGCGACCACTCGACGCCGGGGATCTCCCGGAATCGCACGCGCACCGTGCCCGCCGCGGGGTCGGTGAGATCGAGAGGCACCTCGACCCACTCCTCGCGCGGGCGCGGGTCTAGGACGGCGAAGGCGACGCGCAATAAGACCTCCTTAGGTGTTGCTCATCCCCCAGTGCATCTTCGCGAGGCCGAGCGACGGGTCGCGGCCGATGTTGAACTCGGCCTCCTGCGCCTCGCCGCCGTCGACCTCGACGAGCTTCGGCTCGGCGGTCAGGATGAGTTCGTGGAACCAGAGCGCCTGGCGGTTCACCGCCGCGGCCCGCCCGGGCTTGCCCGGATACAGCGAGCCGAAGAGCTGCTTCTTGACGTCGGTGACGAGGTCGGTGTGCCGCGCCTTGTCGGGATAGGTGAAGGTCAGCTTGAGCCGCCCGACCCACTCGTCGCGGGTGTAGCCGGTGATATCCGAGCCGGCCAGGTTCGCGAAGCTGCCGTCCAGGCCGCGGCTCCCGGTCTCGACGACGAGCTTCGGGGCGAAGCCGAACTCGAGCTTCTTCACCACGATCGGGGTGCGCACCGCGGGCGTCGCGAGGTCGTTCAGCGCCCAGTCGCCGGCGAACGACATAAAGGGGGTCGTGCCGACCGCGGGGTCCGCGATCGAGAGTCCGCCCGGATCCTCGGCCCACTTCGACGCCTGGAAGGTGAAGCCGAAGCTCAGGCGCTTGCGGAGCTCGTAGCGGAAGAGCGCCTCGGTGATGGCGCACCCCTGGAACCTGTAGGGGATCTGCCGGCTCGCGCCGGCGCGGTCGACCTCGATTGAGAAGGTGTCGGCGGCCGTGCCGAAGACGTAGTCGAACACGCCGCCGGCGAGCTGGCTCAGGTTCTTGACCGCGGTGACGTTGACGTAGCCCGCGGGCAGCTTGATCGCGTAGACGGCCGTGCCCGGCGCGCCCGGCGTCCAGTTCTTGATCGGCACCAGGAAGCGCACGGCGGGCCCGCCGTTGTTCGCGGTGATCTCGACGATCTTGCCGGGCGTGCCGGCGGAGATCGAAACCTGCGAGTCGTTGTTGGTGCCGCCGCCGAGCGTCAGGTCACCGCCGGGATCCTCCTGCCCGAGCGTCGCGATCCAGAGGTTCTTTAAGTCGGCGTAGGTCTGGTGACAGGCGTCGAAGAGGACGCCGACCTGACCGGTCTGCACCCCGGGGGTGTCGGGGTACGTGTCGCCGAAGCTATTGAGGTGCTCATCCCGCGGCACCATCTCGCGGCCCGGGTCGACCGTGACGCCGTGGTAGGCCGACGGGTTGCCGTAGGCGCCGGCGATCTCGAAGGCGCTCTCCTTCGCGATCGCGAAGCGCCGCTTGCGGACGGGGGCGACGGGCATCGGTTACCTCGTGCGGTCGTAGTCGATCTGGTAGATGGTCTCCCGCACCCGCCCGCGGTCGACCTGGCCCTCGAGCGCGATGATCTTGAAGTCGCCAATCGCCGGGTGGTCGGCGTCGAGCGCGGCGAAGGGAGCGCCGCCCTCGAGCACGTCGTCGAGCTGCTCGAAGTCGTGGTCCTTCAACTCGTCGACCAGGTACTCGGTCCCCTCGATCTCCTCGTAGGCGCCGAGCGGGTAGCCCATCCGCACCCGGAAGCGCGTCGCGTAGGCGTTCTTCGACTCGCCCCAGTGGTCGCCGCCGAGGTTCGGGGTCTCGAAGATGACCTCGAAGAGCCGGAACCGCTCGGGCTCGGTGACGTCGTCGAGGCGGCAGGTGGTGTCGGTGTGCAGCCGGTAGAGGACGGAGGGGGCGAGCTCGGGGACCTCACGCTCGATGACGTAGATGACGCGGCGCTTAAGCTCCGAGGCCTTCGACGCGATCGCGTAGGAGGGCGCCGCCATCCATCACCCCAGACCCCCGCCCCGGCTTAGGCGGCCGCGCGGGCCGCGAGGAACGGCAGGGTGAAACCGACGTTCCCGCGCGCGTCCACGCCGTAGTGGAACTTGTTCTTCCAGAAGACCGAGTCGTCATCGATCGCGGTCTTCGTGACGAACTGCGGCGCCTTGCGGAGCTGGAAGACGAAGGGCTTAATCGGCTTCGAGACGTCGAGCAGGTACCAGGTCGTCGCCTCGTTCGCGAGCTCGGGGACCACCAGGAGGTCCGCGGAGCCACGGAGCACGTTCGTCTCCGAGGCCGTTCCGGCGGCGCTCGGGATCAGCTCGGCGTTCAGGATCGTGCGCGCGGTACGCTCGAGCTGCGGCGGTACGACGAGGAGATTCGGCCGGACGCCGAGCGGCTTCCCGTCCTCGCCGACGTACGACATCATCGCGGTGCGGACGGCGTCGTAGTTCGCGGTCGAGAGCGCCGTCGACGCGAAGTTGTTGTCGTAGGTGCCCGAGGTCCGGCCCGAGATATCCTTCGGGTGATCGTCGGCGAAGAAGGCCTTGCCGTCGAAGGCCTTCTCGGTCGTGCCCGCCTGCAGCAGCGCCGCGAGGAGGTAGTCGGGCCACTTCCGCGCCTGGAGCCCCATCATCTCGACGAGCGGCTTATAGCGCCCGAGGCTGTCGTCTTCGACGTCGTCGCGGTCGAGCTCCTCGGTCAGCTCGTAGTGCTTGTTCCGCAGGGTGTAGCTCGCCAACGCGGCGTTCTGCACGAGCCGATCGCCGATCCACTCGCGCAGGGTCGGGATCCGTAGCAGCCAGCCGTAGATCTCCTGCTTATCGGAGGAGGGCACCTCGGTCGCGATCTTGTTCCAGAAGAACGGCGCGGAGTCGTAGGCCGCCTGGTAGATGGCCTTGAAGCCAGTCAGGATGTTCTTCAAGACGGTCGGGGTCAGGTCCATCGCCGGCTCCTTGCTGCTCGGTTCGGGGCAGCGCCCCCACGCGGCAGAAGAACAGCTCCTTACGCGCTACGAAACGGTCTGGGGAACCGCCCCCATCCGGCAGAAGAAGGTCATCGCGAGATCCTCGTCGGCGGCGTTGTTCTCGAGCAGGTCACCCAAGGCGAAGCTCCCCGAGAGCGGGTCGTTGGCGGCGCCGGCGTCGGAGGTGTTGGTGCGGCCGGTGACCGCGGCCTTCGCCTTGCCGCTCGCGTCGGAGGCGAGGATGTCGCCCTGCGCGAGGTCCGCGCCTAAGCGCACCTTGGTCAGGCCGTAGGTCTTCACGACCGCGACCTGGTTGGTGTTCGGGGTGTTCTGTAAGACCCCGACAGCGTTCTCCCCCGCGCCGGAGAGCACGACCTTGCCCGAGGAGTTGAGCTTCACGTACTTGAACTGGTTGCCCGCCGCCGAGAGGTCGCCGTTCGAGAGGACGCGGAGCTCGTGCAGGCGCGGCCGCATACCGAGCTCGACGAACACCTTGCCGCCCTCGAGCCCGACAACGACCCCCGCCTCGGGCCTAAGCCCGAGGTTCGAGTCGCGCGAAACCGTCTGGTCGTCGACGAGGTAACAGAGCTCGCCGACGTCCGCCGCGGTCACCGCGATCCCGGTGCCCGCCTCGGTCTCGAGCTCGAAGACCCCGCGGCGTACCTTGACCTTGATGTCGCCGGCCGCGCCGGAGGAGTTGTCGGCGGTCTCCTCGCAGCGCCCGACGATCTTCAGGCCGTAGCCCGCGGCCGACGGCGTCGCGGAGGCGGCGACGGCCTTCACCGCGTTGCCGGAGGTGTCGACGGCGACCATGCCGCCGGCGAGGATCTTCGTCGAGGCCGCGACCGGGATCTCGAAGAGCTCCGCGATAGGCAGCTCGCCCCGCTTGGCGACGTTCTTCTCGGTGGTGATGTTGGCCATCGCTTACCTCTCGCTCGCCTACGCCTGCGCCGGCGCGCTCTTCAGGTAATCCGCCTCGGAGAGTCCGAGCTGACGGCAGACCTCGCGCTCCTCGGCGGTTAGCGCGCGGGTGCCGCCGGTCTTCGGCGAGCTCGTCTTGCCCTCGGGGCCGGTCTTCGGCCCGGGCGCCTCGATCTGCGGGTCGGGGTCGACCGGCGCGGCCGTCGCCAGGAAGCCGCGGAGGCGCGCGAGGCCGCCGGGCTGCGCGAGCTCGCCCTCCCAGAACTTCCGCGAGGCCGGCGAGATCTGGCCGGTGCCGCCCTCGGCGCGGGTCTTCACCGCCGCGTCGAGGAGGCGCCGGCCCTCTAAGGCCTTGACCTCGGCGAGATCGGAGGTGAGGGCGCGGAGCTGCGCGCTGTTGTCCTTGAGGCCGCGGAGCGCGCCGACGATCTCCTGCACGCTCGCGCCCTTCTTCAGGCCGGTCGCGGCGCGGGCGGCCTCGACCACGTCGCCGGCGGCCGCGGCGGGCTCGTCGGCCATGCCGCCCGGCTCCTCGGCCGGGGCCGCCTCGCCGCTGTCGGCGTCCTGCAGCTTGAGCACGACCTCCATGGCGGCGCTCTTCGCCTTCTCTTCGTCCAGGCCGGCGGCGGTCAGGATCTCGACGATGGCCGAGACCTTCTCATCGGAGGTCATGCGGGTCTTGAGGGCGCTCGGCATGGGGGTTCCGCTCCTGATGACGAAGGCGCAAGGGTGTGTCGGGGCCGCGGCGCCGCGCTTCTGGCGCATGACCTCGGCCCCGATATCCGCGGGCATCGCGACCGTGCTGAGCTCGGCGGGCTCCCAGTCGACGGCGCGGCGCGAGTAGAGCGCGCCGTCGCGGTACTCTTCCTCGTACTTGAGGACGTCGTACCCGACCGAGAACTTCTCGCGGATGCCGCCGCTGATGTCCTGCCAGAGCGGGGTCACCTCGTCGCGCTTCGAGAAGCGCAGGCGCGCGAGGCCACGGCCGCCCTCGATCCGCGCGGAGCCGCGGACCACGCAGCCGATCTGCTTCCGCGGGTCGTGGTCCCAGAGTACCGGCGCGCCCGAGTTCAGCCGACGCAGGTCGACGTGCTTCGGGTCCATCGACAGGCGCTCAAGCCATACCTCGCCCGTCCACCAGTCGAAGCGCCGCACCTCCGCGCCCGTCGTCCAGACGACGTCGATCTCCCGGGCCTCCTCGTTCACGGAGCCCGGCACGACCGAGACCTCGCGGGTGAGCCGCGGGATCTCTTTGGTGCGAGGAGCGAGCGCCTTCATCGCGGCCGTACTCATGCCCCCAGAATGGGGCACTCCGCGCGCCTAAGGTAAGGGAAACGATGTTAACTTAACGAGTCTTAACGTCCCGTTAAGCGGCGTCCGTCCAGGCGGGCCCGGATCTCGGCGAGTAAGAGCGAGAGTTGCAGCGCGTGGGTCGGCGAGGGCTGGCAAACCCCCGTTTGCCAGTAGTGGACCGCGACGCGCGACACGCCGAGATGCGCTGCGATCTTCACGGGCGGCACGCCGATGTTTAGAAGCGCGCGGAGATCGTTCATGCGCTCACCCTCCCTGCCACGACCGGCGCGACCGCCGGCTTGCCGTTCTGCGGCGCGGCCGGCTTCGCCTCCGCCGCGGCCTCTTCCTCTAGCGGCAACTCGAGCCGCTCCAGGTAAGCGACGGTATCCAGGCGCTTCCCGGTGCCGGTGAGCACTCCCTGCAGCGCGGTGACGGCGCTCGCCGCGATGACGTGTGTCTCGGCCTCGGCCTTCCGGTCGGCGGGTGGCTTGTGGTCGTACCGGGGCCAAGGCGCGAGCGCCTCGGCGCCGAGGTTATAGCGCGCCCAGGGCTTGACGATCTGCTCCCTGACCGCGGTAACGAAACCCTCGGCGTCGCTCTTCAAGATCTGGTTTCGGATCTGGTTGTGCACCGCCCCGAGCGCGCGGCTGCCCGAGTCCGCGACGTCGGTCGTCAGCGATTGGCCGAGGAGCAGGATCGCCTTCGCCTTGTTCGCCTGCTCGAGCGCCCGCTCGAAGGTGTTGACCTCCTTGCCCTCGAGCGAGACCCACTCGAAGTCAAAGCCGCTGCCGTCGAGGTTCTTCTGGGTGAGGAGCACCTTGGTCTTCGAGTCGAGCGCCTTCAGGTTCGCGACGAAGGCGTCTTTCTCGGTCTGCTTCGCGCCGCGCGGGACCGAGGCCTTCGCCACCGGGTGGCCGTGGGCGTCGGAGTAGTTGGCCCAGTCGCGCTGCGTGAAGTTCGAGATCAGGCAGGGCAGCGCGAGCGCGAGCACCGCGGCGAGCTGGAAGCCGCGCGGGCCGTCGGGTTGCCAGAGGAACCACCCCTCCCCCGGGGTGATCTTCACGTCGGCGCAGTTCCGGGCCTGCGCGTAGAAGCACCGCTCGTTGTCGTCGTACCGGAGCGCCTCGGGGGGCCACACCGTCAGCCGAGGCCACCAGAGACCGCGGTGACCCGTGACCATGCGCACCCGCGCCGCGACGACGCCCATCCCGACCGCGGCGCGGAAGAGGGCGCGCACCGTCGACTCGGGGAAGATATCGAACCACCCCGCCTCTAAGAGCGCCGCGGCCTCCTCCTCCTCGGGCGTCGGGCGGTCGGGGGTCGCGGGCAGGGCCGCGAAGGGGAGCGACGGCAAGCCGCTCGCGCGGACGTGCAGCACCGCGCGCAGCCGATCGTCGCGCGCGGCGCACCACTGCCAGAGGAGGCCGCTCTGGCTGAAGTCGCCGAGCTCGTGCGCGTCGAGGGCGGCGAGCACGGTCGACGGCTTCCAGGCGGTAAGCGTCTGCAGGTAGGGCACCTGCGGCACGACCAGGCGCTTCTCGTCCTCGGCGTCGGGCTTGTAGAAGCGCGCGTCGCCGGGGCGCAGCCAGGAGGCGATCCGGGAGAAGAGGCCCATCTACCACCTCCGGCCGGGCAGGCCGCCGAAGCCGCCCGTGTCGTCGTCATCGTTGTCGGAAAAGCGGCGCGAGGTCCCACGGCCCGCCGGCGCCGGCGGCGCGCTCTCGGTGCAGCCGCCGCCCTCGGCGAGCACCCGGAAGCCCTTGCACACCGTGTCTACAATGTCGTCTTTGACGCCCTTGGTCGGGAACGCCTCGAGCTCGGCGAAGAGCACGCCGTTCCAGGGCCCTCTGACCACGCGGAAGCGCCCCACGGTCTGCCCGGGGGGCGGCGCGACCACCGCCGAGCAGGCCTTCGCGTAGGAGAGCTTGTCGCCGGTCTCGCGGTGGACGCTGACGGGGTAACCGGTCAGGGCCTTGATGTACTCGGTCACCTCGAAGACGCCCGCCGCGCCGGGATCCTGCGCGAGCGCGATCTCGACGTCGTAGCCGTCGTCTTCCGTGGTCTGTAGGAGGCGGCTCTTGACGCCGCCTGGCGCGGCCCGGAAGTGGACGAGGTCTTCGATATAAAAGAGGTCGTCGACCTCGTCATATGAGATCCGGGCGGCGGCGGTGAAGTCGGGGTTTGAGCCCGCGCCCTCCTCGGTCGCGGCCCGATCCCACCAGCGCACGCGCCTTACGCGCCGCGCCGCCTCGGGGGGCAGGGCGTCGACGACCGGCATCCACTCGCGGCGGAAAAAGGTGCGCGGCGCGGGCCTCGCCATCCAGTCCCCCTCGCGGAGCTGCTTCCGGGTTAACGGGTCCAGGGTGGCGAGCGTCGCGGCATAGTCGCCGGTGGCGCCGCCGAGCGCCGGGTTATCCTCGAGCTTCGCCGGGTGGAAGCAGCGCGACTTGGCCATCGGCGTGCCGCGCGGCACCCAGATATCCTCGCCGGTCTCCTCGTTCGTCAGAAACCAGATCGGCTCGCCGGGCGCCGGGCGCGGGCCCGACCAGCCGCAGGCCTTCCAGTTCGGGTTTGAGAACTCGGGGTCGAGCCACGGCGCCCAGCGCTTAAACACCCACTCGGCGCCGGGGCCGCCGGGGTTCGTGCCGGCGCGGACATAGGGCTCCAGGCCGTGCGCCGAGCGGAGGCGCGAGAGCAGGTAGCGGTACTGCTTCTCGGTGAAGCTCGTCAGCTCATCAAACGCCGCGTACGTGTACTCGGTCGAGTGATGCTTGAGGACGTCGCTCTCTTTCTCCAGGTGGCTGAATTTGAACCGAGCCTTGGTGCTGAAGGTACAGCGGCGCGCCGAGAACTTCGCCGTCAGCCCCTTGATGCTGGAGAAGAGCTGCTTCGCGCGCGGGATGACCTCGTCGTCGAGCTCCGGGCAGGTGCGCCGAAAGAACACGGCGTGGTGGTTCGGGTGGTCGACATGCCGCAGGCCTTCGGAGATCAGGCACGACGTCTTGCCAGGGCCCGCGGCACCGCCGAAGAGCGACTCGAAGGCGGGGCACGCCATAAACTCCGCCTGGGCGCCCTCGAACGCGCCCCAGGCGACGTTCTCGCCCGGGGGCGGCTCGGCGTACAGCTTCGCGCGGCGCTCCTCTGGCGTCATCGCCTAGGCCTTCTTTTTGGGGGGGAGCATCACGATCCCCTTCTCGCTGGCGTCGACCTCGACGCGGTCGGTCAGGGCGCCGTACGCGCGGGCCAGGAGCTCCAGCGCGCTCTGGGTGCTCTCGATCTCGACCTCGGTCTTGGTCTCGGTCGCCGGCATCTCCTTGCCGTCGTCGAGGGTCTTGCCCAGGCCGGGGAGGATCCGCTCGGTGATCTTCACCCGGCGGATGAGGTGTGTCAGGCCGAGCTCGCGCAGGCGGGCGATGCTGACGCGGCCCTGGTCGTCGAGCGCGTCATCGGGCACCCCGCGGGCCTGCTCGTCGATGCGCGCCAAGACCTCGGTCTTGGCCATCGCCTGCTCGGCGAGCTTCTCGTCTATGGCGGCGCGAACTCTAACATTCTCATACACCCGGGAGCCCTGC